CGTAAAGAACTCCCCACTATCACTAAGTGATATCTTGGCCTTCACAAAAAAGCCGTATGGCTCCACCTTTCGGTTGACGATTGCCCCAAAGGGCGGTCTCACTTCCGTGAGAGGGTGCAGTTTAATGCGGTTGTATGCTTACGCATACTACAGACCTTATAAAAGGTCGGGACGGGCACGAAGTGCCTGTAGCTGCTTTATAGCAGCAAACCTTGCTACCAAATGGTAGCAATGTAGGATGACCTTGACTACAGGGTCACCCATCAGCTCTCCACGTGTAGTGAAGTAGCGGCTGAGAACTTTGTTCTCATCGATCTCCTCGACTTGTCGAGGAGCGCAAAGTGCAAACATAGACGTTTGCCGATACCATGTGGGCATTCCCACATTGTAACATAGGCGATTACACATCGCCTGAGCTACTGCGTGATCGCAGTAGTTAGTAGCCTGTTCCCAATCCGTGGAGAACAGGAAAATGTCTTTGTCACCAAAGATAAAATTCGCAGCAGGATTCTTGTGCGAGAGACGCTTGAAGAAATTCCAAGCGTGATTTGCCGCCCCGACACCTGATCGGGACGACGGTATAACTGTTAGATACTCTAACAGTATATGAGACATGACATGCAAAAGCATGGCATGTGCGAGGTGCGATACTGTTATCGCACGGTACTTCCCCAGTTCTGCAACTAGGGAAACTCTGACAGACATAATATTTCTGTCGTATATAGTTTGCCTGTCGGCAAACTGATTGCAAGCCCAATGGAACAGGCATTCACCTGTTCCGTCATAGTTAGGCTTGAGAATCCTCCCTGTCGGGAGGCCGGTCTCCAGATTCAACTCTGGAATTTCTGGATTTGAAACCAGAACTTTTCTGGCGGCCTCGAGCTTGCCGCCAGACGCGGTGTTCGTAAAGAACTCCCCACTATCACTAAGTGATATCTTGGCCTTGTTGATAACAGAGGACCAAAACCGGGCTGAGTTACCCTCAGCTCCTATGGACTCCACCACTTCCTGATGGAGATCATCTACACCGGCAGCGATGTAGTATTTCATCCGTTCGTAAACGGATGGATCTGGAGGCTCTGTCAGAACCTCCTTGATTTCCTGAAGTGTCTTCAGGAAAATTTGTCGGGGGGGAACCCCCGATGCACGAGTCTGGCTCAGGAGAGCCACTCTGTACATATCGATAGGAGTCTTCCTATCGGACATAAAGTCAGTTATGACTTTAAAGAAAGACATCTCTCGCGGGATGTCAATGGAACTGATGTTCCCTACAGGGTTGAACCCCTGTTCCTTGATTGCTTTGCGCAATCTCTTAACCTTCTCGTAAGCAGAAGGCGTTTCCGGGATTTCATCCCGGAAGTAGTCAGGCAAAAGCTGACAGATCAGGCAGTTGATTACCTGGTCAATTCTGGACCAAACCAGAAGCTCTTCCCATTCAGGGAAGCCAAGGACGAGTTGCATGACCAACCCGTCGACAGTAGCTAAGATAGTCCTTAGCTTGTGTACCCCTGACGGGGACACCTTCATGTTCACAAGGTTGTGAACACCCTGAGGTCCAGAAAAGGACCTCATTCCGGCGAGCAGTCGCAGAACTGCCACGCCATTTGGATTCCATCTTCCGGTGGAATCTTTCCGGATTAATCTCCGGAACCAATATGTCCCCTTGTAGAGGACAGTTTGAGCATGCCAAATGCTTGGCAGCTCATGAAAATGGACTCTCTTATCGAGTCCAGTGATTTCCCTTGAGAGTTTTGACTCCCAAAGGTTTTGTGCGTTCCAGCAGATCTTAATCTGCGGGACGGGATCGTCCGCGCGAATGCACGGACCAAGCACTTCTTTACAGAAGTGGAATAGTTCCTTGTGTTCTAAACCACAAGGACAATCTCTCTTTTGACGGAGAGTAGACGTGCACGGAAATGAATCCGTGCTGAGAGTGTGGTCTTTTAAAGACCATACCATTATTGCTAATGGCAATGTACGTAAAGGGAAACACGATTTCTCTAAGGATGTTTACGTGAAACTCGTACTCACTACTCCGAAAGGAGAAGCTCGCAAGAG